TTATGCAAGAAAATATTAAACAACTATATGATCAATCCCAACGAGACAGAGAACATGCACATGCATATCACTCTCTTGTCTTCGACATAGAGGCATTCGCCCAACGTCTTGTATTCAGATGTGCAATGGCTGCAAAGTTAGCACAACTCGAAGGACGAGATGCATACACAGATATTATGCAAAAGTATGGTGCAGAGACTGCAACAAACGAAGGTGGTCAACAATTAAACTTTCACAAACTTGGAGAAGAAATTCCATTGGTAGGCGAGGAGATAAATGAATTGACTCCCAACCCTATTGATGATATAATTGCTCAGAAACTAGTACAACAGGTAAATCAAAGAGTAGTAAAATGATACAGGCACCACATACTGAAGGCGAAGAAACTCGTTTGGCAGATGTGGTAGTTTATTGCAATGGAAGACGTATCGAATCTGATAAGTGGGATACAACTCTCTTTATGGAATCATGGTCTGATTTGTTATCACTGACTGCTCCACAATTTATAGATAAACAAGTAAGAGTAATTAAAAAAAGTGATTGGCTTAAAGGTAAGAAAATAGAACCAGTTAGGTTAACATGTAGGTTATGTAATCAACCCATAGAAAAGTGTATGGGTGAGTGTGACATAGATAAGTTTTTAGAGTTAATTTAAGGAAACAAATGGACATGACACAAGCAGCAACATTCTTGGGAGCATCAATATTATTGAGTATCGGTATTTTAATACTATCAGTACTGCTCATTATACTTAACAATCTTTTCAGCAGATACTGGAAACCAGTAAAGATTCTGAGGTTCCATGATCCATACCATTCACGTGATCCTCTACTAGAGAAAGTTGAACCAGAATTAGAAATATCAACAGAGATTAAACCGACACTAAAAAAGAAAGTTTAATCATGGAAGCAGAATTGATGGGTATCATTGAGCGACTACGTAATATGGCAATGGCTGAACGTGATTCAAATAAAGCAAATGATATAAAAAGAATAGCAGACGATCTTTATGGTGTGGTAATGAAGATGATGGACGACGGTAAATGAAAGTAGATATATTTCCAACTGCAATTTGGATTAAAGATTATGCAGAAACGATTGATACAACATCAATCGTTGAATTATGTAATACAATTAAAGATGGAGATTCAGTTGGGCGCAACTACTCTAACCGAAATGGGTGGCAATCATTAAATTTATCTTCTGGATCTTTTGAAGAACTAAACAATTTAGAAGAACACATTATCAACGAATCTAAACAATTTTTAGATCAAATTGGTTATGAAAATTCTTTATCAATATCAAATATGTGGTTCAATGTGAATAGAGAAAGTTCATTTAATATACAGCATATTCATCCAAGATCTTTATTGTCTGGTGTATTTTATCTTAATGTACCAGAAGGATCTGGTGATCTTGTTTTTCATAGAAATTGTATGGAAGATTATATCTTATCAAATTTTAATACTTCTAGACTATCAGTAAATAACACATGTATTATGAAATATAAACCTGTTAAACATAGGTTAATATTATTTCCTGCATGGTTAGCACATAGTGTAGAAACTAGTACAACAGATGACCCAAGAATTTCAATCGCATTTAACATCAAACAAAAATGAAACAATACTGCGTGTTCTCAGTCAATAATATGTTTGAACATGTGATCAACTGGATACTACAAAATAAACTACACTACACAGTACACAAGTCTGGAATCACATTCGGGGTTCCACAAGAATTAATGAATGAATTTATAGGTAAGTGGAATGCTTACTGCTCTGAAGTGAAGGAATAATATGGCTATTACAGGAAGGAATTATCCTACGGCATATATGGATAGTGTAGATGATTTTACATTTCAGACATATGACTATGCAATCGGTGGAAAGATGGTCGTTGGTAGAGTTACCATATCAGAGACATTTCGTATGATGATTGATGATGGAGATAAAGAGGCGACGAAGAAAATTAAATATGATTTAATACACCAAATGGCTGAATTTATGTTAGAGAATAATCTGGTAGAATTTACATACCAAGACGATCCAATTACATTAAATAGAAATGTATCAGTGAGAGCATATCTCGCACCAAATGATCAGGTGAAGATTCTTAGAGTAGTAAATAAAATCGTATAAGGAGATCAGTATGTTGACAAGAGAAAAGATAGAGCACCATGTGACTGCACTACAACGTAAACATGAAGATTTAGAAAAACGATTAAGTAATGATCCACCAGACTATATTGCAGCAGTTCTTAAAAAAGAAAAGTTGTTATTGAAAGACGAGATTGAGAAGAACAAAAGGAATATGGAGCTGTTGTGAAGATATTTGTTATTGCTGGTAATGTTCATGAGTGTAATGAGTACTGTAGAATCAAACAATCCAATGGTTTAGTTAGTTCAAATTACATTTATGTTTCTTCTGTAAGCACACTACGTGGACACCAAGATATTCATGGCGTGTTTATTGGTACATGGAGAACTAGATCAGATATCACCGAGATATTGGATGCACTATTGATTCGTACCACCAATACTGATGTCATTAAGGATATGTACAGAGAAATTGGTAAGCCACCACTACTGAACAAACCAGTAACAACCAAACCACTAACAACAAATAAACGACAACCTACATATAGTGGTGTAAGTATCACTCAAGAATTAATAAACGAAGCGTCTGAACTTATGCATAAGGAAATTGATGATGCGATACTACGAGATATCCTACCCAGCAGAACCATATGATGTAACCGAAATTTGGTCGGAAGAACGAATCATACGTGAGTACTGGCCATACTGGAAAGGTAAGATGGACGAGAAATTTGGGGAAAAATACCCCGAAACCACTCACGCAAACTGCATCGATGACTGGATTATGGGGAATTGGGCTGTGGAAGTGAAGAAACCCTACATCGAGTAGGGTTATTTTCCCGTGTAAAATCAACAACTTACAAGCGTCCAGAAAGTTGTTGTCTTAGTTACCTGTTTACTGTAAGATTCTATTATTGTGAACGAGAAATGAAAGGTAACGAAATGACTGAATTTGAATCCAAGTGCTACGGTATGACCGAAGCTGACATTCGTGAAGAATATATGAATGGTCTGACTGCTCGCCTGAGTGGTCTGGAAATGGTTGCGATGGGTGTCCTCTCTGATGCTCAAGAATTGATGTCCTTCGGTAATGCTCAAGCAACCGATCAGGCTCGCAAAAACATCAACATCGCAAAGTTTATCCTCTCTGAAATGATGGAAGCAAAGGTGACTGTATGAAGATTCGTGCAATTGTCAATGGTGTTAGCTTTTACACCACATCCACTGCAATCAAACAACGTCGTGTCGGTGACTTCTCACTGCAAAATGATGCACTGTCATACGTGCTGGAATGCATGGGTAAGAATGCAGGTTTCGGAACGACTGTCCGATACTACGACAACAAAATGCAACAACACAAATTTGACATCCAACTCTCGAAAGTATAAAATGAATCTACGTGAATTGCTGGTTGAACGTATCCTGTTTGCATGTGATAATCAGTCACTGATTCGTGACTATGGTATCACTGAAGACGAAGTGGAAGAATTGTCTGACATCGACTTGTTTGAGATTTACGAGGATGTCATGGGTGTTAACGATATCACAGAGGAATAATTATGTATACAGTTGAATGGCATGACAAGTTGTATGTGTGGGAAGTTGTTCGCTGGGATGTACCTGTCAATGGTGTGCGTGCTGGCACTGCAGTTGCTCGATTCAAAGAGAGTGAACGAAATGAAGCCCATGATGTTTGCGACTGCTACAACATGGAAATTGAACAAGAAATTTATAGCGAGTTTGGATAATGAAACACTGTTACGTTAGATTTTACGAGGATCTGCATGTGCTCTTCGATGACAGGTTCATTGAGGTTACGCTGTTTAACTACGATACTGGAGAACTTACATGTCATCTGAATGGAGTAGACGACTGGGAATGTTCATACACTGCACCAGATGCTGAGGATAAATTCAATGCCCTGCTATCACTTGGTGAAGTAACATGGGATGATATCGAACGATTAGGTTTTAAACAATACGGATAAAGAATATGCAAAGATGGATCGAAAATGTAGCTGCATCAGATGTTAGCACTGGATACCACTATGCCTGTGGCGATAATGCTATGTTGATCAGCATTACCGATCCAGCTGGATGGAAGCCAAAGAAGCACCACACATTCAAAGAGATTCACGAGTTTGAATTTCTGGATGCTGAGGACGAGGATGATTTTCCAGATGAAGCAAAGATTAGCGACGAACAGGCAGAGCAAATAGTTGCACTGTTAAAGCATGCACTGAATCAACACATGAATGTGGTGGTACACTGCTATGCTGGCATCTGTCGTTCTGGTGCAGTGGTTGAAGTGGCAACAAAGATGGGATTTACTCCAACAGATAGATTTAGAGAACCAAACAAGCGTGTGCTGAGTAAAATGATGAAAGCATTGGGAGTAACATATGAGTCTTGATGTAGATTTAATGGTAACGCAACCAGTCTCTGTGTATGAAGGTAATATCACGCACAATCTCGGTAAGATGGCTGCTAAAGTAGAATTATCAAATGGAGCAACTTTGTATCAAGTACTATGGCGTCCTGATGAGTGTGGTTGGAAATACGCTAAAGATATCTCAGAATTGCTGGATGAAGGATGGAATATCCTGCTATCAGACCCAGAAAAGTATAGAGCATTCAATCCAGAGAATGGATGGGGTTCATATGAAGGACTCTGTGACTTTGTGTATAAGTATCGCAATGCATGCTGGGATAATCCAGAGGCAGAACTACGAGTATCACGATGAAAACAGATGATGTAAATAGAGCCATCGAAACACTGGAACAGGGACTATCATTCCCATCTCGAGTGCAGAGACTGGCAGACCAAGCAAAGGATAGTATTCCAAAAGACCACTTCGCAGTTGATGAGTGGATCGTGGAGTACAATATTCGATTCGCCAAGTTGATTGTGAATGATGTGATTAAGACTGCTGTTCTGTGGGAGAACGATTCACGTAATCACATATCAGAAATTTTAAAGAAACACTATGGAGTAGACAATGGGTGAAGTAAGAGTTTGGAAAGATAAAGAAATTCACATTGAAGTATTGGAGAAAGAAATCGCAGTGCTGAGAACTCGATTCAATCCAGATATGGAAGGTACTGGTCACTACAATACAGCAATCTCTGTGCTGGAAGATCGTGTAAAGGAAATTCGTCGTGAAATCACATGGCCATTCCCACTTGACTGATATTCATTCAATAATGGTGCGTATGGAGAGAGTGGAGAAGGTACTTAATTCTGCTAGGTCTCAGTGGGCAAAGGACTACTGGACCAGTGTATTTCGATACCTGCATCGTCAGCTAAAGTATAGGGCATACAAATGAATCAAAGACTAATTGAACTATACAGATCAGTGAGACCAGTGGAAGCACTAAAGTCTCAGGACATCTATGAATCAGCCAATGTATTGATTGGTTCAGAGGTGGAGAAGTTTGCCGAGTTGATTGTTAAGGAATGTGCTGATGTTGGTTCTAAGTTTAGTATGGCACACCCAGAAGATATTCGTTATCAGATTAAAAGACATTTCGGAGTTGAACTATGAGTGAACTCAAACCCTGCCCAATGTGTGGCTCATCTGCTCAAATGGATTCAACAGGTGTACTTGAGACATATCATGACTGGCAGACGCTATACATCGAGTGTAGCAAAGAGAAGGACGAGCACTGTGGAATGGATCTGTCTATCACTGCTGACTTCTGGAATATACATAATGCCGAGGAACAATTGATCATGTGTTGGAATGGACTGAATAGATAAATCAAAAGGAGATACAATGTTATTCTCACTGGGAATGCTTTTAGGTATTTTTATTGGTGTGGCAATCTGGATTTTAATAAAGGACTAACTATGGAAACTGCAATCTTTATACTGTGCATAGTCGGAGCACTCGTCGTAATCGCTGGAATGGTGGCAATAATGACCACTACTCTAGTGGATGATGATGATTCCACGGGAAGAAAATGAACGAACGAATTAAAGAACTAGAACAACAATGCTGGAGTCATCGTGTTGACGGTACTCTAGTGGATGGACAGTTACACTTTGATACACAAAAATTCGCCGAGTTGATTATTCGGGAATCTGTTGCTGTTGCGGATGATTATGTGAAAGAGTGTACCTGTGAGGAACATATAAAATGTAAACCTCGTACGAGTGCAATTGGTAGAAAGATACGAGAACATTTTGGAGTTGAACGTGAACGAACGAATTGAAAAACTCTTAGATCAGGCGTTAGAAGAATTCAAAGCAGAAAACAAATACGCCACTATTGCTGTTCCTGATCCCGCACAAAGAGATTTTGTAGGAAAATTCGCCGAGTTGATTGTTCGAGAATGTGCCAAAAGGGTAGATTATTGGGAATCAAGACAAGGCGAACATACTGATGATATACTAAAACATTTCGGAGTTAAAGAATGAACGAACGAATTCGAGAACTTGCTGAACAGGCTAAAAAGTATGCTCTTGATGCTATGATTAAAATCACAGACAAAGAACAAGCATTGAAGGTTTATTCAGAAACATATGATACAAAGTTCGCTGAGTTG